TACTGGTAAAGGTCTTGACGGTATTGAAGGAGAAGTAAGTGCAGCAATCGCAAAGCGTTGCGGTCGTGAGACTAACGGATTCTTTCTTCCATCCAAGCGTGATCTTGTAGCCGGAACAGCAACAGACGGAGCTGAACTTGTGGGAACAGACACACGAGGCGGTGATTTCATCGATGCACTGCGCCCAAACATGGTAACCATGCAAGCTGGCGTCCGTGTCCTTAATGGACTGACTGGTGATATATCCATTCCACGCAAGTCAGAAGCATCAGAAGCAACCTTTAAGGCGGAAGTTGTTGCTCATGCAACCAGCGAGCCACAGTTTGAGTCTGTTAACTTAAGCCCGCGTCACTTGGGAACTTATACTGACGTAAGTAAGCAATTGCTTGCTCAAGGTTCTCCGGACGTTGATGCGCTTATACGCGACGACTTAAACCAGGCGATTGCAGTTGCTTTGGATAAAGCTGTTATTCAAGGCGCCGGAAGCGGTTCAAATGAGCCACAAGGCATCATTGGAGCCACTAATGTGCCAGTGATTACTATTGAAAACAATAGTGCAGGAAATCCAACAGCGGCAGAGCTGCATCTCTTCCTTAAGTCATTGGATGATAATAATGCATTGCGCGACAACAGTGCTTGGATAACCGGGCCAGCAATAGCTTCACACTTGAAGCAAAATCTCCTAACTACCGCCATAAGCGGTTACATGTGGGATATGTCTAACAATAGCATTCTTGGGCAAAGGGCATTTAGCACTTCCAATATTCCAGCTAAGCGGACGATCCTTGGAGATCTAAGCGAGTATATTTTGGGCATCTGGGACGGCACTGAAATTGTCTATGATCCGTTCAGCGGTGCAAAGACACGAACAGTTACGTTTGTGCTCAACTTAATGTGCGATGGAAATGTAAGGCAGCCAAAGGCCTTTGCAGTATCGGACGACGGCACCTAATAATAGCCGTTATTAATCACAGCCGGGGGGGGGTAAAATCCCCCCCGGTCTTTTTATCATGTTAACAAGTGAGAGCTTAAAAAATAAACACATGCCTGAGTTGACTACTATATTGATATTGAAAAGTGTTTTTTTAAATGGCAAAGCTTTGCGAAAGGGAAACACTTACGAAGTTGCAAAATCAGACGCCAATGTGCTGGTTAATTATAGTAATGCTGAAATTGTAGAAGCTTCAAAAAAGAAAGCTGCCAAAAAAAAGGCAGCTAAATCTGCGCCAATTGTTAACGCAAAAAGAGGATAATGAATACATTTCAGTCGGCAGTTGAGTCGCAATTTAAATTCGCTCTTCGTAACGGCTCAGGAACGTTTTCAATTAACGGTAAAACTATTAAAGCTTTGCTAGTAGATCCTCCAGTAACAGAGGGCAGTCAGAGGAGAGGACGGCAGAGAAGTATTCGTAAGGCAGTTGTCGGAGTGTTAAAAAGCGAATTGCCTAGTCTGCCATCTCCGGGGCAGCCGGCAAAATTAAACGGCTGGTCTTGCGTTGTATCAGAAGATGGAATTGAAGAAGAAGCGTTTGCGTATAGAATACCATTAAGGAGTCCATAATGGCTGAAATATCATCCCCCTCAACTTTAGAAGCGTTTGCGGAAAACCGTTTAAAAACGCTACTAGAAGCGCAGTTAACGAAAGTTCCTGACGCAAACATTTTGACAGGTCACACAACAGACGAGGCGGGTATAGACGAAGGCATGCCTGTAATAGTTGTAACCGTTACAAGGGAAGAAGAAGATATTCCCGGGACAGGATGGTGGGGAT